CCATAAAGCCACCGATCAACCGTATAGACGCCGTTCGCCGTTCCACTCGCGCCGCCATTGCGCTGGTCGATCCGCATGTCGCCGTTGATGATGCGGTTGTCGTGCGGATAGGCGTCGCTCGGGTGGACGTGATCGGCGCGAGCATAAGCCGTGCTGGTCCCCACCGCCGCGACGCCGCTCGCCAGGGGCAAGGTCGAGGAGGCGACCGGAACGCTCGTCGCGAGCGCGTAAGGCGCGAGGGATGCCGTCCAATCGGTGATGTCGGTGTGGGTGAGATGCGCCCAGGCGGCGCTCTTGCGGGCGTAAGCGGTGCCGTCGTTGGGCGCGTCGGTGATCCCGCCGCCGCCGCCCGATGGCGTGGCCCAGGAGAGTACGCCTGAGCCATTGGTCGAGAGGAACTGACCCGCCGTGCCGCCATAGATCGCCAGATTATTCGGGCTGGCGAGGGCAAGGAGCCCGTTGACCGCGAGGCCGCCCTGAATGGTGACCCCAGACCCATTGAACACCGTCGAGCCGTCGGCCCGCGCGATGGTGAGCCAATTGCCAAGAAAGCTGCCAGTCGCGCTATAGGCGGCGAGGGTGAAATTCGTTCCGGCGTTGCCGGTCCCTTCCGCCGTCTGATCGCCCAAGATCATCTGCCAGCGGGTGATGCTCGACGCCTGACTGAGAATGGCGCGCTGATTGCCGCCGGTCACCGGGGCGTTGAGAACGAACGAGTTGCTGCCCTGCACGGTCAGCACCTGATTGACCGTCAGCGAGCCGGTGACAGTGCCGCCCGCGATGGGCAAGTAAGGCCCGCCGGTGACCGGCGTCACCCAGGACAAATTGCCGTTACCATCCGTCGCTGGCACCTGACCGAGCGAACCGCCGCCAATGCTGAGTTGAGCAATCGTCGGAATAGAGCAGACGGCGTTCCCGGCGAACAGAAGCGCGCCGCCCGTCACTGCGCCGCCCGCGCTCAGATTGGTCTGCCCGGTGAACGTGCCGCCTGCGGCCGGAACGACGAGGTTCCAGGCCCCCAAGGTCCGCCCATAAGTCTGGTTGTCGGGCGCTTCTTCGACGCCGCGCGCCTCGACGATAGTCGCGACCTGCGCGTCGATCCCATCGAGGTTGGCGTTCCACTTGTCGCCCCACGTGTCGTCGCTCGCCCCGACATCGGGCTTCGTCCAGCCGTAGTTGGCGGTGAAGCTGTCAGCCACGTCGACGCCCCCATGGCGAGGGCGCGAGCGGCGCTTGCTGGCTGAACGGCGCGCAGGCCATCGACGATCCCCAGAGATCGCCGCCGACGATGGCGCATCGCCCGTAAGGCCCCATGCCATAGGGGCCGACGCCATAGGGCCTGCGGCAGACGGTGACGCCGGTCCAGCCCGCGTCGTCCTCGCAGGGGTCAGGCGGCCAGGGCGTCAGCGGCGGCAGGACCTCGGTCCAGCCCGCATCGTCCCCGCAGGGGTCAGGCGTCCACGGCGCGTTCATCCAAACGTCCTATGGCGCGGCCGGGTGACGCGCGAGCCACTCGCCTTCGCGCCCAGGTGGGCGGTGTTGAGCTTCTGGATCTCGTCCTCGGCGAGCTGCTTAAAGTTCGCCGCCCCCTGCTCTTCGCCGACGGCGTGCAGACCGGAGTGCATCAACGCGGCGAACAGGTAGAGCTGCGGATGCTTGGTGTAGATCCAGCTCTGCTGCGTATCGGAGAAGGTGGGGACTTCGCCATAGTAGGCGAGCTTGTACTCGATGCCGTCGACCGGATCGGGCGTGCCGCCGAAGTACATCGTGCCGCCGACGAGCGTGTAGTACATCCACGTGTGCGTGTCCTTCTGATTGAAGAACTCGTCGCGGGACTTGTAGCGGGCGGTGAGGAAGCCGTCGGCGCCGTTCTCGTTGGCGACGCGGACGAGGTCCATCGCCAGCCAGTCGTCTGGCAATTGCGCGCAGCGCGAGGTGATGATCCCGTCGTCCATCTGGATCATCTGCGCCACGCGCAGCTCTTGATTGAATTTGCTCTCGGCCATGCGGACGAACGACGTGACGAGGGCGTCGCTCCAATCCTGGCGGTTCGCCCATTCCGCGACCGACGTTTTGAAGTCCGAGAAGTCGGTCATCTAAACCTCATGACGGGCAGACCCACGTCAGCCGCGCCGAACAAAGAGGCCACGACCCCAATCAGGAAGATGACAAGGATAATGGCCAGGATGGCCTGGATGACCCGTGGGGCCGGGTCTGGGAGGGGGAACAGCCCCAGGAGGTACTGGACGAGCCACCAGACCAACCCGAAGATCAGGATGTAGAGGATGAGAGTGAGCAGCGCGCCGATCATGGTTCACGGTCCTTCTTGTTGCGGCCGAGCCAGTAGGCGGTGACCGCGCCGAACGCAGCGACCAAGCCGCCGATTGCGCCGCTGGTAATTTCGTCAGTCGGGATGGTGAAGAGGGCGCAGAAGGTGACGAGGGCGAGGAAGGCCAACACGACCAAGAGGCTGATGGTGAGCGTCCCGCCGGTCGCATCGAACTTGCTGGTGACGACGAGCAGGATCGAGGCCAGCAAGACCACGACCATGAGGCCGAGGGACGCTGGATAGTCCATCAGCTTCGGCAGCGGGTTGGGCGTTACGACGAGGGGATCGGCCATCACTTCTTCGCCTTCCATCGCGCGTAGGCCGCAGCCATCTTCTTGTCGTAGGCGTTCTGCGCGTAACCGGGTCCGTTGTAGCCGCGCGCGAACGTCGCCCACTGCTTGTTGCGTAAGCTCCCGTCGAGGTTGTTGGCCTTGATGAATTTGACGAAGGCGTCGAGGTGCGCCGCCGCGCCGCCGGTCCACATCGCGTCGACGAACTCTTGGCTAGTGTCGAAGCCGCAGGCCTTGTGGTTCTGCCCCAGGATCTGGAACGTTCCCCAGGAGCAGGCCTTGTTGGCCGCGTCGGGGTTGAGCGCACGCGCGTCCTCATAGCGGGCGTGTTGGGCCGCGCCGGTCGCGCCGTAGAGGTTCTTGTTCCACGACAGCGAAGAGAGCGCGACGCCCCGCCGATCCTTGGCGTGGGAGTGTTTGCCGCCCGTCTCTTTGTGGAAGATGTGGGCTTCGTACAGGATCGCCGGTCGACCGTCGGGCAGGAACCCGGCCCCGGCCGCCTCGACCTCGGCCACGGCGCGGATCGCCGCCTCCTCGACATTCAGCTCCTTGGCGGCGCGGGCGAAGTCCGCATCGGTGAGGGTGTTGCTCATCAGCGAGAAGCTCCCCTCAATAGAATTGCTGGTTAGAGGGCGGGGAGTTGATCGTCGTACCTGATCCAGGCTGGCCCATAACCGAGAGCGTCGCTGCGCCCGCGCCTACTGGCGCAAGCGCGCCCGCAAGCCCATACTTCTTCAGGATGTCGATCATGTCGTCGCTGAACGTGACGTAGTTTTGAGTGCCGCCCTCGCCCCCCGCGCCGCGCGAGCCCTGGTCGAGGTATTTGATGCCGGGGACGCCCTCGCTTTGCAGGGCGCTGGAAGCGCCCTGTTGCGGGTAAGCAGCGTCAATCGCGTTGTGGATGAACTGACCCGTGTCGCGCCCCTCAGACCGCACAAAGGGCGGGAGGTCGCCCCCCAGCTCGTTGCCCCTCTTTAGCCAAAGGTTTTCCACGGCGGACTGAACCGCTGGCGATTGTTCGCCGAACGATTTGTCCCAGTCGAGGAAGTGATCGGGATCGGCGTTGATGTTGACCTGATACATGGAGCCAGCGGGCTTGAGGTTGTTCGGGTCAACAGCCTTCAATCTCTCAGCGGCGCTGTCGTAGAGATTAGGGCCAGAGTCATACTGCTTGCGGTAAAAGTCGGCCTGATCCTGCATTCGGCTAATCGCGTCTTGCAGGCCTGCGGCGTAATCGCCTGACGCCTTGAACTTCGGCTGGATGTATTCCAGCGCCCTCTGGGTTTCATCGGGCAGCGGATTGCCTTGCGCATCGCTGAACCCCTTCGCCAGTTGATCGCGATACTGCTTCGCCACGTCCTCGTTTCCGGCGAAATAAAGCCCATGCCCGTAGGCCTGCGCGCCCTCGCCCGTGCCGATCTTGGAGATGTCGAAGCGGTCGAAGTCGTAAGGCGAGCCGTGATAGGCCGTGATCCCTGTCTTGACGGCGGCCTTGGCGATGTTCTCGGCCGCGCCCTCGACCAGTGGAGCGGCCTTGGCGCCGGGGATAGGAACGGCTCCCAGCGCCGCCAGAGCGGCTTGCCCGTAGTTGCCCTGCTGCCCCTGCCTGTAGGCCTCGTTGCCGCTCAGGGCTTGTCCTACGCCCGGTAGGAGGCCTGCGAGCTTCTGCGAGATGTCGTAGGCGTTCTGCCAGCCCTCCCGGTCGCCGCCGCCGCGCACCGCATCGACCGCATTGGCGAACGCGCCGCCGAGCCGTTCGGACCAGCTCGGATTGGCGGGCGCGAGCGTGCCGACGCCGCCAGCAGCGGCGATGTCCTGGGCATTGAGCGGGCGGTCCTGGCCCGGCCTGCGCGGCCTCGGCAGGTTGCCGAAGATGCTGTCGTCCCAGCCCGCCATCAGACGCGCCCCCGCCATATTCTGAACGGCGCGGCCTCGGCGCTATTGAGGTAGCGCGCCCAGTCGCCGTCGTCCCACTGCTGATGGCAGGCGCGCTCGTAGACCTCGATTGGGATGCGGGCGAGCAGCTTGTTGACGCCGTTGTGCGACATGATCTCGCGGTCGCGCTCGACGCTGGCGAGGATCTCGTCGAGGACCTGTTCGGTGTGGACGGTGAAGTCCTCGGAACGCTCGTCGTCGGTGATGAGCGTGCGCCGCACTCCGTCCTGCCAATCGCGGTAGGTCGTGCGGCGCTCGGTCATTGGAGCGCCCCCACGGTCAGTCTGGTTCCTTGCGGCCCTTCTTCATGTTGTCCGCGTGGAGAAGGATTTGCAGGTTCCACGGGACGTGAAGCCCGCAGGACCGCCTGCCTTTCAGCGGCCAGATGTGATCGACCGCGTGGAGCTTGCCGGTTACCGCCGTCAGCCTCATTGCCTCCTGGTAGAGGCTGCTCATTGCGAGCCAATGGTCGGCGGTTAGCCATGGTGGCGACGCCCGTCTGATCGCTGGCCTGGAAAGACGAAAGCCGCCGGGTTTTTCCTGATAACGCCGCTTGTCCCTCGCTTGCAGTTTGTCGCGGTTCTGGCCGCGCCAACGCTCTTGCCGTTTTTTGAACTTGTCGGGGTCGGCCTCGTACTGCGCTCGCTTATCAGCGAGCAGGCGTTCCCTGTGCTTCTCCTGGTAGGCCTGCGAGCGTGCGGCGATGGCCGCCTTTCGCTTCGGGTCATACTTGGCCCGCCACCCCTCGTAAGCGCGGTGGTACGCCCGGCTGTCAGGGTAGTCGGCGCGCTTCGGTCGAGGCGGCGGGTCATCGTCTATCATGCTCCATTTCTATTCCCTACCGCCTGCGTTAGCAAGCGGAAAGGCCCAGAAATGCTGTCACTTTTTGATCCCATTGAAGAGGATGTGCGCAAGTGGATTTCTCATTTCGAGGCCCCACTCGCAAACGATCATTCTAGTCTCTGCATCTCCCACTCTAGCCATGAGAAACTGCCTGAAGGCGCGGAAGAAGGCCACGGCAGCGTAATCGGGGTCAATCAAGAGCCCGACATCCGGCTGAAGCCAGCGTGACGGAGCAACCTTGATGCGGCCGAAGTCGGTGGCGATCACGTCGATGGTCGAAACCACCTCCGTCTTGCCGACGAGGACCTGCGTGGTCGAGCGGCCTACGAAGGTGGAGATCGTGCGCTTCGGCCCCGGCGGGACGATCCACATCGAGGGCGATCCACCGTTCTGGTAGGCCTGCTGCATCGCATCGCCGAGCATCTGTTCAGTGATGCTGACTTGGCTACCGGCGACGATGGGGGCGAAAGCGTCGGTCGCCTGCACCGGCAGGCCGGTGACGACAGTGCCGGGCGCGACCGACGCGGCGATGTTCGCGTTCTTGTCGGTGGCTCGGCCGAGCCAGTGGGCGAACGCCTCGGTGGTGCGCGGCGTGGTCTGGTAGTTGGCCGAGGTGTCGGCGCTGCGCGGCTGACGAGAGCAGAGGATGCTCTCCATGTCCGACTTCAACACCTTGGCGGCGAGCGCCATCTGGTGAGCCATCTCGGACCCCTTGCCCGCCGCATCGCTCTCCTCCTGCGAGCCAGACACGGTCGCGTCGCGCTCGCTGATCTGGGTGATGTTATTGCGGCGGATCGTCGGCTGAGACGGGCCGTTCGCCAGCGCGAACCCTTCCAGTTGAGCGTTGGCAAGGTTAACCAGCGGCAAGAACTCAGTCTGCCAATCGAACAGCCGGTTCTTTACATTGCGCCTCCGAATAGCCGACATAACCGGCGTGTCGAATGGGTCAATGTTATAGATGGCGTTGCTGAGATCTTCGCGGTTTGCTTGGGCGTTGTAGGTAGTGAAGGCGTTCGTGACCTGGGGCACGGGGTAGATCCTTTCGGGCAAGAGGGATCGCCGCCTGTAATCGGCGGACAACTGGCTCTAGCCCGAAGGTCTAGACTATGGGCTCCAGTCCTTAGACTGGACATAAGCTCCGGTTAAGCCGGACTTATTGTCGGCCCCGAATGAATTGGGCCATCACCGCTGCCGCGTCGTCGACGCGGCCGGTGGACGCGAGCCTCTTCTGGGCCTCGTTCATCGAACGTTGTGCGCCGTTGCCGACGCGGGGAGCGGAACCCGGCTGCAGCGCGCCCTGGCGCTCGGGCTGTACGGGGAAGGGTTTGTTGGCCATCATGCGGTCGTACTTGGCCGCCTTGTGCAGGATCGACAGCATGCGCTCGTCGTAGGTCGTGCCGATCTCGTCCTCGGAGAAGCCGTGCGCAGCGGCGGTGCGGCGCATGCCTTGGATGGCGTGGTCGACCTCGGTTTGGTTGGCGAGCTTGTTCTTGGCGCGGAATTTATCGAACTCGGCCCTGGCATAACTGGCGGTCTGCTGGGCGTGGGCTTGATAGGCCTCGCGCTGCGCCATCTCGCGCCGCTGGCGGATCTGGTTCAGCGTGCCGTAGACGGCGCGGTAGTTGTTTTCGAGCTGGTGGGCGGCGGCCGGGTCCTGCTTGTAGAGCTGCTCCCAGTCGGGCTCCTTGGGGATCAGCGCGGCGAACTCTTGCTCTTGGTTCTGGCAGAGCTGGATGTAGGCCTCGCGCGCTTGTTGGGCCTGGGCGCCGCGCTCGTCGATGGTCTTGGCGACCTCGACCATCTGCCGCATGCGGGTGTTGAACGTCTCTTCGCGCTGATAGCCCCTGAGCGCCTCGTTGAGGCTGACCTCGCGCTCTTCGCCGTCTACCTGAATTTTGTACCGGGGGGAGGTGTCCTCGCCTTGCTCCCCGTCGGGACCGGTCCCCTTGTCTGGTTTTTGGCTGTTTGGATCGGCATCGTCGGGGGCTTCGCCGATCCGCTCGGGCGGCTCATCTTGGGTTGAGCCGTCATTGTCGTTGGCGGGGGCTGGAGCGCGTTTCTTGGGCTGCGGAACATTGTCCCCTTCTTCAGACCGGCCATCTGCAATTCTCCTCTCCTGTTCGAGCAGGCGCGGGTCTGGCCCGCCGTCGGACGTGTCGCCCCGGTCGTCGCCTTCGATTTCGCGGGGCTGGAAGATTGCCTCGGGTTTCGAGGTCGAGACGAAGCGGCCTCCCTGGTCGCGCTGGCGCGTGGCCTGCGGGATCTCCTGCGCGAATGCCTCGCGCGCCTCGTCGAGGCCCTCAGGAGGCATTGCGGGCGCTCCGCTGGGCGTCGATGCGGTAGTTGTCGAGGAGGGCGCCGAGCGCCACCGGGATGAAATCGAGAGTGCGCAGGCGGGTCGCCAGCTCGTCCTGCTTAGGGCCAGCGTGCGGCATGTCGAGCAGCTCGTTGAACCACTGGTTTCGGAGCTGCCGGTAGACGTGAGCGAAGGCCGGATCGGAAAGCAGAGCCTTGGCGGCGGCCGAGACTTCCCGCCGCTCGCTCAGGTTTTCGATCTTCTCTCTGCTGCCCAGCGCCGACATCTGATCATCGGCAACCAAGTTGTCCCCGTGACAACTTCACTGGTTGCTCAGATGAATACTTCGGTTTTAGCCTTCGGGCAAGCCGCCGCCGCTCGACGGCGTCGACGGCGTGGTCGCCTTGGCCATGTCGACCACGACCTGCGCCATATCGACCGCATGGTCGAGGGCGAGCTGGGCCTCCTGCACGCGGATCTTCTCGGCCTCGAACGCCTGCTGCTGGGCGAGCTTGTCCCTCCTGAACGCCTCGTCCTGGGCCTGCTTCTGCGCCTGGAACTGCTGGTCGCCGATGCCCTTGGCGGTCTGCATCTTCACCCGCTCGTTGTTGGCCATGGCGGCGATGGTCATGGCGTCGGGCTCCTTCGGCGCCTGCTGCATCTGCTGGATGACCTGCGGCGGCGGCGTCTTGAAGTAGCGCGACACATTTTTGATGTTGGCGATCTCCAGCATGTCCGAGATCGTGTTGAGCATCTCGGGGATGCCGACGACCGGGTTCTGCGGCCCGAATTGCTGGAACACCATCGCCTGATCGTTTTTGATCTGCTGCAAGGTCATCATTCTCACCGTGTCGCTGCCCTTGCCCAGCGTCGGGTTGACCTCGACCGACATGTCGGCGTCGAACAACGATGTGTCGTAGGTCTGCCAGCTCCCGTTGATCTTCAGGGTGCGCGCCTGGTTCTCGTTCTCCACGACCTCGTTGAACAAGCCGTGAAACAAATCGCGAAAGCCGGTTTCGGCCAGGACCCGCGCCACCAATTCGGTGCGCTCCTGCTGGCCGTTGATCACGGCCTCGACGCCGATCATGGTGCTGCTCTGCAGGGCCTTTGGATCGAGCCCGCGCGCCGCGTCGGATAGGCCGGTGCGGCGTTGCTGGACGGCGTCGAGATATTCGAGCACCGGCAGCGCCGCTTGGCCGACGAACGGCGTGGTGGCGAATTGCACGGCGGCGCCTGGGTCGCCCCTGGTTCTGATCACCGCGCCGAGGTCGTCGTTCAAGGCGTCGTCGAGATTGGTGACCAATTCGTTGACCACGGTCTTGGGGTTGATGCTCTCTGCCAAGCTGTCCAACACGCCGCGCGTCATGTTGGTCTTGATCCGTTGGATGTCGACGGTCAGGTCCGCGATGCTGTCGCCGACGAGCGTGTGGGCGATGG